AGCCGGGTCGGGCCCGGGGTATCTCTCCAAAAAACAGCAGCCACAAGGCTGCTGTTTTTATACCAAGCGAATTGGTGGCGCTTCGGATGGATTACTGTGACTGCTGATAAATAGCAGTCAGGTCGCTCCCCCCACGGGGAGCGTGGATTGAAATGTTTAAAAGGTGGGACATTGTGTCAAAGGCTTGGGCTAGATTGTTTTATAAGTCAATGGCGTGGCGACGATGCCGTGCCTCTTATATTGCGTATAGGCAAGGAATAGATGGAGGGATGTGCGAGGTATGCCGTCAGATGCCGGGCGTTATAGTGCACCACAAAGTACACCTGACACCTGATAATATAACGGACCCTGATGTGTCTCTAGCGCACAGCAACCTGCAGCTTGTGTGCAAGCATTGTCACGACGTGATACACGGATATTGTGAGCAGTCTGTCAGGTTGGCAAGAGTCTCTTTTGACGCTGACGGAAATCCTGTGCCAAAGCCTCAGGATGATTAAACTATCCCCCCGTTAAAATTTTTGGATCGAGCTCCTGGGGACCGGTGCGGGGAGCTCATTTTTACTGAGTAATGGGAAAGAAAGGGGTGTTTTTATGGAAGTCAGTAACGATTCCGAGAAGAAGGCAAGAGAAAGAAGGATAAAGAAAGAGAAGTCAAGGCTATACCGCATACTGTGCGTTAAAAAAAGTGATGCACCTCCAAAGCTAAAGGCTGCAGAAGGTCTTATCGACAATGTTGCTTTTATGCTTATCCACATGCAGGACCTACAAGACGAAATAAACGCAAAGGGGTGCACCGAGCCATACCAAAACGGGGAAAACCAGAGAGGAATCAAAAAGAGTGCGGCTTTTGACGCTTATACCTCTACCATAAAAAACTACATGACCGCAATCAAGCAACTGGCAGACCTTGCGCCAGACGGAACGAACACGGATGAGCTTGATGCGTTCTTGAAGTCATGACATTTTTGGAAGAGTATGCGCTCGCAGTTCTGAACGGAAGCGTCCCGGCTTGTGAAAAAATCAGGAGACAATATGAAAAGCTTTTACATGACTTAAAGTTTCCGGGGCAGTGGCATTTTGATGCTGATAGGGCAAAGCGGCCTATTGACTTTATTGAGAAGTTTTGCCGCCAATCTCAAGGAAAGACTGGGGCGCCTATTCGGCTAGAGCTTTTTCAAAAAGCCATGTTAGAAGCGGCCTTTGGGTTTATAGACGACTTGGATGCAAGGCGCTATCAGGAAGTACTATGCATAATCGGGCGCAAAAACGGGAAGACGACGCTTTTGGCGGCTATAAACTTGTATATGCTAATTGCTGACGGAGAAGGCGCGCCGGAGTGTTATACAATTGCGACGGCACGAGATCAAGCCATGAAAGGATACACAGAATGCGTCAATATGGTACGGCAGTCCCCTCTATTATCCAAGCATGTCCGCAAACGGCAATCGGATTTGTACTGCAAGCAAAATTTTGGATATATCAAAGCCCTGGCCAGTAATGTAAATAGCCTTGATGGTCTTAACGGACATTGCATTGTGATCGACGAACTGGCAGCAATTAAAAATCGTGACGTCTACGACCTTATGAAGCAGTCAATGTCATCCAGACGCCAGCCAATGCTGTGGTGCATTACGACAAATGGATTTGTCAGAGGAAGCATTTTTGATAGCCAATATGAATATGCCTCCGGAGTCATAGGGGGCAAGACGGAAGATGCCAGATTTTTGCCGATCATTTACGAGCTTGATGATCGCGATGAATGGACAAATCCGGACGCGTGGGTAAAGGCAAATCCGGGAATTGGGACCATAAAAAAGCGGGAATATTTGGCTGACTGTGTAAGCAAAGCGAAAAGCGACCTCGGTTTTAGGCCGACGGTCATGGTTAAAGACTTCAACCTTAAAGAAAACACCGCCTCTGCGTGGCTTGCCTGGGACGAGCTGGAAAACACAGAGATTGTGCCTGATGGTAAAGGCTTGTTTAAATATGGAATCGGAGGATTTGACGCTGCTGACAGCGTAGACCTAAACGCTGCAAAGATGATATGCATGCGGAGGGGAGATACAAACCTGTATGTAAAACAGATGTATTGGATCCCAGAACGCAAGCTGGATGAAATGAGGAACCGACATCATCCGGACGACGCTCCCTATGACTTGTGGGCCGCCAAAGGATTTGTGCGAGTCGTTCCGGGCAACCGAGTAAACAAGCGGGTGTTTCTCGACTGGTTTTTGGAAATGCGGGACAAGGAGGATATATATCCTTTATTTATCGGTTTTGATCCGTGGCACATTGATGACAGCTTGCGGATGCAGTTCGAGCAAGAATTTGGGAAAAACGTTATGGTGCCTGTACGGCAGGGCACGGCTACATTGTCGCAGCCGATGAAAGATCTTAAGGCTGACTTTCAGGCGCATCGCGTTGTTTACAACAACAATCCAGTTGACAAATATTGCTTTGCAAACACATACGAACGGATTGATATTAACGGTAATACTCAGCCTGACAAGGGTCAGAGCGCAACGCACCGGATTGACGGTACTGCGGCACTTTTGGACGCATATACGGTGCTAAGAGACAAAAAAGACTTTTTGCTGAGTCTGATATGATCGGAGGTGATCATAGTGGGAGTGCTCAAACGGATTAGATCTGCACTGAGACTGCGCAATCGGTCTGTGTCGTCTGTGTCACTTATGACGGAAAATGGGAACAGATATATTGCATGGAACGGACGGGTTTATGATTTCGATATCGTGCGTGCCTGCATTAGACCTAAGGTAAAAGCAATTGGAAAGCTCGTTGGCAAGCACATCCGCGACACAGTAGACGCAGATGGAAACCGGACACTTTCTGTTAATCCGAGTGCCAACATTAGGAGACTCCTAGAAGAGCCAAATCCCTATATGACGGGGCAAATGCTGCAAGAAAAAATGGCTTCACAGCTGTGTATAAATAACAACGCGTTTGCAGTAATTACACGGGATAATATGGGGATTCCAACCGGTATATTTCCGATTGTACCACAGACAGCCGAAGCCAATTATTCTGAGGCGGGAGCGCTTAGCTTGACATTTACAATGCCAAACAGCAAACGCTTTACGATCCCGTATTCGGACATTATACATCTGCGTCAGGACTTTGGAGACAATGACATTTTTGGGACTCCGATTTGCAACGTATTGGCTCCACTTTTGGACGTGGTCAGTACAACGGATCAAGGGATTGTAAACGCGATAAAAAACTCGTCCGTTGTTAGATGGCTTTTGAAGTTTACAGCGTCAATGAGGCCGGACGACCTTAAAGAGCAGACAAAAGCTTTTGCAGACAATTTTTTGTCAACGCAAAACGGCGTCGGCGTGGCTGCGACGGATAGTAAGGCAGACGCTGTCCAAATTGAGCCGCAAGACTACGTGCCAAACGCCGCGCAGATGGACAAAACGACGCAAAGAATTTACGCCTTGTTTAACACCAACCAAAAGATTGTAGATTCGTCCCGGACGGAAGATGAATGGTCATCCTACTTTGACGCCGAATGTGAACCTGTGCTTAGGCAGATGGGCGGCGAATACACAAGAAAGTTGTTTAGCTTGAGGGAGCGCGGATTTGGAAATCGAATCGTGTTTGAGGAATCAAGTTGGGACTCGGCCTCACGCGCAACAAAGCTAAACCTTTTGCAAATGGTAGACCGTGGAGCGTTGACGCCAAACGAATGGCGTGCAACGTTCAACTTGGCACCCATTCCTGGCGGAGACGAGCCGATAAGGCGCCTGGACACAGCGGCAGTATCGACTTCAACGGTGACAGAGGGAGGTGAAAGCGAATGAAGATAGACGTTAAAGGCGCCATTGTATCCGATACCGATGCATGGGCATATGACTGGCTTGATATTTTGCATTGCGCTCCTGCTCAAGTGGTACAGGCGCTGCAAAACGCGTCAGGGGAAGATGTAGATGTGTACATAAACAGCGGAGGAGGGTCTATTTTTGCAGGGTCAGAAATTTACAGTGCCCTGAGAGGATACCCTGGTAACGTCCGGATCCATGTTGTCGGACTTGCCGCAAGTGCAGCGTCTGTGATTGCTTGTGCGGGTCCGTCAGATATCAGCCCGACTGGAATGGTGATGGTCCATAATGTGTCAAGCCCTGGGACAGACGGGGACTACCACGTCAAAGACCAAGAAAGCAATATTTTGCGAAAAGCAAACTCAGCAATCGCGTCGGCGTATGTGGAAAAGACAGGCATGAGCGAGAGCGAAGCGCTGGACATGATGGAAAAAGAAACGTGGCTGACAGCAGGAGAGGCTGTCAGAATTGGACTAATTGATAAAATATCCGGACCATCGGAAAGTTCTCTGGTGGCGTCTGTGTCTGGTCCCGTTCTGCCAGAATCTGCTATAAATAAAATTATGAAAGCGTTTAAATCTCCAGCGGCTAAAAAGGCACAGCTGGAGCTTGATATTTTGAAACTGAAAGGAGAAAAACAATGAACTTGAAATCTTACAAAGAACGCCGCGACGCACTGCTCGAAGAGGCACAGAACCTGATTGACGACGGAAATCTGGAAGCGGCAGCAGAAAAGAAAACCGAAATTGAATCCCTCGACAATGACTTTGAAAAGCAAAAAGCGGCAAAAGAGTCGCTGAACGCGTTGAAAGATAGCGTGCAAATCCCTGATATTGTAGATACGAAAAGCGCCCTTGACAATACGCTGAAAAGAAAAGATATCGGCGTTGGTTCTGATGCTTATAGAAATGCGTTTTTCAAGCATTTGCTTGGTCAGGACGACCAGATGACGCAACTCGAAAACGAGGCGTTTACGCATACCACTACGACGACCAGTGCGCCACTCCCGACAACCATGCTTAACACTATTTGGGACTTGGTGACCGGACAGCATGCCATTATGGGAGACATTACAATTTACCGGACCGGAACCATTTTGGAGGTAGTGAAGCACACTGAAATCACACAAGGCAAAGCCAAGAAGGTTGCAGAAGCAACTGCAAACGAAGACGAGCAGAACACAATGGTGAAAGTGACGCTGTCTGGAAATGATTTTTCGAAGCATGTAAATGTATCTTATGCTGAAGCGAAAATGTCAGTTGACGCCCTTGAATCGTATTTGACAAATGAAATCGCGTCCGGCCTTGGTGAGGCTATGGCAGAGGACACAATCCAGACGATTAGTGACGGCATCAATTCCGCCAACAAAATTACCACCGCGACGTCTGGAGAGGTCACATACAGCGAGCTGGCCGGTGCCTTTGGCAAATTGAAGCGTGTTGGCACTTGTGTCGCCTACATGACACGCGCGACGCTCTATAATCGATTGGTTGCTATGACAGACGGCACAGGACGCCCGATTTTTCAGCCGAGCCTTCAGACGGGTGCTGCCGGTACTCTGTTGGGCGCTACAATCAAAATCGAGGATGCTGTGGCAGACGACGTGATTTTGATCGGTGATCCTCGGCGCGTCACCTATAACATGGTGCAGGACATTATGGTCGAAACCGACAAAGATATCAAAAGCCATGTGTATACATACAGCGGATATGCACGCGGTCAGGGCGCCCTTATTGACGACCTGTCCTTTGCACAGTTAACCGTTAAGGCATAATGAGGGGGCGGCATCATGGCAACAATCGCAGAGGCGCTAAAAGCCCTTGTCACAAAGGCGGGTGGGTTCCCGCCGGACACGGATAATATTGCCGATTTGATCGAGGCGTTTGCCTCGTCATATTCTGGCGGCAGCGGTACACCTGCAAGCGGAAGTATTACTTCTGCCATGCTTGCAAATGGCGCTGTTACGTCTGACAAAATCGCAACGAATGCGGTTACTGCTGACAAGATTGCAGAGGGGGCTGTCACATCCGCAAAGATTGCGGCTGGAGTTATTCCAAGCGGAACCCCGGCAAGTGGTAGCATCACGTCTGATATGCTTGCAAACAGCGCAGTTACAACTGACAAAATTGCAGCGGGAGCGGTCACAGCCGAAAAAATAGCGTCTGGTGTTATTCCGTCAGCCTCGTAACGATTTATTCGCGATGGGGGATGATAAAAATTGGCGTTTGTGGCACAAGACCTGTTACCACCTGTTAAACAATGGCTGCGCATTGTTACTGATGCCTTAGATGACGAATTATTGCAAACGATCCAATCTTGTGAGATTGATCTGATAAATGGTGGAGTTGCAAAAGTGGATTCGTCTGACGCCGTTGTGCAGCAGGCAGTCAAACTGTACTGCAAGGCAATGTTTGGCTATGACTCTGAATCCAAAAAATTTGCAGATGCATATGAGCACCTAAAAGCCGCCCTTGCGTTGTCTGGAATATATAACAAGGAGGCGGATGATGGATAGGGTGGCGGAAATTAAGCTGATATCCAGAACATATGAGGCGGACGAAATCGGGCAGCAAGTTCCGGTCGAATCAGAAAGAACTGTATTTGGTAACGTTGGAAGCATTAGTCGAGCCGAATGGTTTGATGCTGGGCGCAGCGGATTAAAGCCGTCATACCGTGTAACAGTATTTTCTCCTGATTATAACGGAGAGCAAGTCGTGGAGATACACGGAAAGCGGTACGGCGTATATCGCACATACTTGGCAGATGGGGAGCAAATAGAATTATACCTAGAAGAAAAAGTGGGGATATGAGCAAAAAGAAAGTGTCTGTTGACCAGCTGTCGGCAGAATTTACTAAAATTATTAGCGATTACACGGACGAAAAGGCAGAGGAAGTAAAGTCTGCTGTAAAGGACGTGTCAAAAAGCTGCTTAAATGAAATCAAGCAAAACAGCCCAAGACTAACAGGGGACTATAAAAAAGGATGGAGACGGCGCACAGCGTTTGAAAGCCGACAAGATCTGCGAGTGGAAATATATAACAAAACTAATTACCAGCTAACGCATTTGCTTGAGTTTGGCCATGTTATAAAAAACGGGACCCACCGAGAGTACGGGACAGTTTCTGGCCGTCCACATATCCGTCCAGCAGAGCAAAGGGCAGAGCAAGAGCTTGAAAAACGGATAAAGGCGGTGCTGAGTAAATGACGCTGGAAGATCTAAAGAAGCAGCTAGAAACCACCGGATTTCCGGTGGCGTATAATGTTTTTAACACAGAGCAGACGATGCCATTTATCTGCTTTTTGGTTGCGTATAGCAACAACTTTGCAGCTGATGATATCGTATACAAAAAAATAGACCATATACAGGTTGAGCTATATACGAGTCTAAAGGACACAGACGCAGAGGACAAGGTGGAAAAAGCCTTGTCCTCTTTTATTTGGTACAAAACGGAAAGTTATGACGATACAGAAAAGCAGTATCAAGTTATTTATGAGATTGAGGTGTAACAATGGCAAATAATAACAAAGTTAAATATGGACTCAAAAACGTACACTGGGCTAAGCTGACAGTAGAAGAAGACGGTTCCTACAGCTTTGGAACTCCACAATCGTGGCCCGGGGCTGTTAGCATGAGTCTGGACGCGGAAGGCGACACCAACTCCTTCTACGCTGACGATATTGTGTATTATACATCTATTGCCAACAATGGGTATTCTGGAGACTTTGAAAGCGCTCTCATCCCGGACGACTTTCGGCGAGAAATCTTGTGTGAGACGCTGGATGGAAACGGGGTGCAGTTTGAAGACTCTTTTGCAGAGCCTCAGGCGTTTGCGCTGATGTTTGAATTTACCGGAGATGTAAACGCGATCCGGCATGTGCTGTATAACTGCAAAATGTCGCGCCCGTCTTTAGAGTCCAACACAAAAGAAGACAGCGCGGAGCCGCAAACAGAGACAGGCACAATCACGGCGTCCCCGCTTGTAGATCCTGAAACAGGTAAGGCTTTTGTAAAGGCAAAAACTTGCGAATCAACAAGCCCGGAAACGTATAACAAATGGTATACATCTGTATACACATATGTCGCAGAGGGGCTTGCCACGCTTAATGTTGTGAGCGCCGAGGGAACTAACACAGGGGAAACAAAAGTAACGGTGACTCCGACGCTCGGGAGCGGACATGCTTATAAATACCAAACTGGATCAAGCGTATCGATGCCTACCTATCAGCAGGACTTAAGCAGCTGGACAGACTGGGATGGCGAGAGTGGTATCACAGCCACGACAGGAAACCAGATTGTGATTGCGGAAGTAGATGCAAGCAACAAAGCCGTGGGCGCTGGGTCTGCAACTGTGACAGCAAAGGCAGGTTCGTAATATATGCTAAAAGTAATTGAAGTGCCCGGGGCAGACGGAGGAACGGTATCAGTTCCGATGCGAGCGGACGCATCCGTTCCTGTCCTGTATCGGGTTAGGTTTAAAAGAGACATATTCCAGGATATGGGCAGACTGTCAGATAAATTACAAAACGCAAAGACGCAAGGAGAACAGCTCGAAGCGATTGACCTGGAGCTGTTTGAAAACATTGCTTATATTCTGGCAAAGCATGCAGACAAAAGTGTTCCGGACGACCCAAACGAGTGGCTGGAACAATTTTCTATGTTTTCCATAACTGAAATTTTGCCGGAAATTTTGGAGCTGTGGGGAATGAACATATCCACCACGAGTAAGCCAAAAAAAAAGAGCGTGAGATAGACAGAGAAAGCAACACGGCCTTGTACTTGCTACGCTGCACAGAGCTAGGGCTACACATGGACGACTTGGAGCAGTTGACAATTGGTATAGTGCTAGACATGCTGACAGAGCAGAAAAACGATGATTTTGAGTACCCATATAAAGCCACTCAAGCGGACTTCGACCGCTTTTAAAAAGGGGGTGAAAAACAATGGCAGACAGAGTCAAAGGGATTACTGTAGAGATCGGAGGAGATACAGGGCCACTATCGTCTGCGCTTAAAGGCGTCAACGGAGAAATCAGGACCACACAGTCTCAGCTTAAAGACGTAAACAGGCTACTAAAGTTAGACCCTACAAACATGGACCTGCTGAATCAAAAATCCTCCTTGCTGGCAAAAGAAATCGATGCTACAAAGCAAAAGCTGGAAACACTAAAGCAGGCAAACGAGCAAGTGGCAAAATCTGCGGAAAACTATGACGCCTGGAAAGCAAAGTACACGCCTATCCAGCAAGAAATCGACGATACGACAAAAAAGCTGGAAGAGCTAAAGTCTAAAGACGCCGAAATGAAAAAGGCGCTAAACGAGGGGAAAATATCGTCAGAACAGTATGACGCCTATCAAAAAGAAATTGAAGAAACAGAAAAGAAGCTCGAAGAGCTGAAAGGTGCTGCCCAAGCGGTTGACGACGAATTTGGGCATCCAATCAGCACAGAGCAGATGCAGGGCCTGCAAAGAGAGATCGTCGATACAGAGCAGAAGCTAAAAGAACTAAACAAAGAAAGTCAAAGCGGTGCCATGACTGCCTACGGCGAAAAGATGAAAGCCGCAGGGGATAATATCAGCAGTGTCGGTCAAAAGATGCTGCCTGTTACTGCCGGGATCGCGGCCCTTGGTACAGCGAGCGTTAAAACCGCATCCGACTTTGAGACATCCATGAGCCAGACCGCGGGTGCACTTGACTTACCGATGGACAAAATGAGCGACTTGCAGCAGCTCGCGTTACAGATGGGACAGGACACGCAGTTTAGCGCGACCGAAGTGGGCAACGCTATGACAGAGCTTGCAAAGGGAGGTATGACAGAGGCTGACATCAAGGCCGGCGCCCTAAAGACCACATTAGACCTTGCGGCATCATCCGGTATGGACTTGGGCAGTGCGGCAAACGTCGTGGTGCAGCAGATGGGTGCATTTGACCTGTCAGCCAACGAATCCGCGCAAGCAGCGAACGCATTGGCTGGAGCGGCCGCGGCATCAAGTACAGACGTCGAACCTCTCACAGAAGGTCTATCTCAATGCGCAGCGCAAGCCCATCTTGCAGGGTGGAGCATACAAGATACGACCGCAGTATTAGGCGCGTTTGCCGACGCTGGTATTGAGGGTAGCGATGCAGGCACAAGTCTAAAAACCATGTTGCAAAGGCTGTCAGCACCTACAGACGCAGCCTCCAAGCTCATGCAGCAATATGGCATAAACGTACGGGACTCCAATGGTAATATGAAAAATGCCACCGAAATCGCTGGCGTGCTGCAAAGCAGCCTCGGAAGCTTGTCTCCTGCGACTCGCGACGCAGCGATGCAGACGATTTTTGGTAGTGACGCCACACGCGCGGCCACTGTCATGATGTCAGAGGGAGCCGCCGGGCTTCAGAAATATACACAGGCCACAAATGACCAAGCCGCAGCCCAGCGACTTGCAAACTCCCAGATGGGTCCAACCGAAAAGGCCATCGAGCAGCTGAAAGGATCGATTGAAACAGCTGGGATTGCGATGGGTCAAATCCTGCTGCCGGTTGTGCAAAAGGTAGCTGACTTTTTATCCACTCTTGCAAATGCGTTTACAAGCCTAAGTCCGCAGATGCAACAGGTGATTACGACGGTTTTGGCAATTGTGGCAGCGGTTGGCCCTTTGCTGCTTATTGTCGGCAAGATTGCATCGGCAATAGGCAGCTTAATGACGGTTTTGCCGATGATTGCCGGGGCTATAGCCCCAATATTGCCGGTTATTGCAAGCGCGTTGCCAATAATTGCCGCGATTATTGCTGCAATTACCGCGGTAATTTTAATCATACAAAATTGGGGTACTATTTCGGAATGGTTTCAAAATTTGTGGTCTACTGTTTGCGGTGCTGTACAAGCAGCTTGGAGTGCGTTACAAAGCGCGTGGACAACTGTCTGGACTGCAATTGCAAACAACCCAGTAATACAGGCTGTGGTATCTACTGTCACAACGCTGTGGCAAACCGCATCTGATACGCTTTCCGGAATCTGGAACGGTATCAAGGACATTGCATCCGGTGCCTGGGAGCTTATAAAAAACGTAGTGCTGGCGCCGGTGTTGCTTTTAATCGATCTTTTAACAGGAGATTTTGATGGATTAAAATCCGACTTGCAAAACATTTGGAACAACATAAAAGACGCCGCTCAAACGGTTTGGAACGGAATAAAACAGGTGGTGGGATCCATTGCCACTGGCTTTGTCAATACGCTTAAAACTATTTTTGGGGGGCTTGCCAGTGCTGTGTCTAGCATTTGGGACGGCATAAAGTCAACTGTTGTCAATATCGCAAATAACATAAAAAATGGTGCAGTTAGTGCATTTAACGCTTTAAAATCAGGGATATCAAACGTGGTAAAAGCGATTCCTGGCGTTGTGCAAAGCGGATTTAATGGTGCAATTAGTTTTATAACGTCGTTGCCAAGCCGCATGTTTAATTGGGGCAAGGAAATGATCCAGAGTTTAGTAAATGGCATCAAAAACATGTTTGGCGCGGTTAAAAACGCGATTGGTAATGTGGCAAACGCAATCCGGTCTGTCCTGCACTTTTCTGTTCCTGATGAGGGACCCCTTAAGGATATAGGGAGCTGGATGCCGGACATGATGCACACACTTGCCAATGGCATCACCGGTAACATTGGGTTAATTAAAAGCGCGGTTGGCAAAGTAGCGGAAAACATGGTATTGCCAAATATATCGATGAATGCATCTGCAACTGGGGGAACGGGTCAGCTTACGGGTAACACAGCTTACAACATAAATGTATATGCATCTAATATTAATGATCCTAATCGAACAGCGCTTGAAATCGGGCGTGCACTAGAATTTCAGCGGCAAAGGAGGGCGGTGGCCTTTGGAGGCACTTAATTGTTTTTACTTTGACGGGGAATCGTCTATGGATTACGGGATTAAGATCGACTCTCCTGCCGCAATATCTGGCGCAGAACGGTCCATCACGCTGCAAGAGGTCCCGGGAAGGAACGGCGCTCTAATTTTAGACGACGGGTACTACAACAACTTGGACGTATCTTATGATACGTGGATCAAATGCCCAGGTATTGACGATCGCGCCGCCTGGGCGCGCCGCTTAAAGGGGTGGCTGCTGTCAAAGCCAGGAGAGTACCGAGTGCTATATGATAGCTATGACGGCAATTACTGTCGGTTTGCTTGTTACTCCGGTGGGCTTGACATTAGCGTCTCTACTCGGTTAGTCGTGCAGCAAACCATCACTTTTACGGCCAAGCCTATGTCGTATTTGCGCAGCGGGCTGAGGCTTAGAGAGATATCGCGCGGAGAGATTTTTGTAAATCCACACAGGTTTGAGGCACTGCCATATATTAAAATCACAGGAAACGGTGACGTAGATTTGCATGTTGGTGACAAATCATGGAAAATAAAAGATGTAGATGGATATGTTGAGATGGACAGCGAGCGGATGAGCACTTACAAGGGAACACAAGCACTAAATAACCATAAAGAGGGAGACGGATATCCGACACTGCCAACCGGCCATGTGAGTATAACATGGGACGGAGATATAACAAAAGTGGAAATGATTCCGAGGTGGTGCACATTATGATACCAATTTTATACGCTCCGAACGCAGAAAGCTTTGACAACGACGGGATTGGGACACTAACAGACACTATCAGTTGCACAGTGACGGAAGAGCGAAACGGGACGTTTGAGCTTGAGTTGACATATCCTGTTGCGGGGATTCTGTATGATGAAATAAAGCCAGATAGGATTATCAAGGCAAAGGCGCACGATTACGGAGAAGACCAGCTTTTCCGAGTCTATCGCGTGACTCGCCCAATCAACCAGGTGGTCACGGTAAATGCGGAGCATATTAGTTATGAGCTTGCTGGCAATCCGGTTCTTGACTTTCAGGCGTCTGGTAGCGCTCAATCGGTTTTGTCTGCGCTGATGGACAGAGCTGTATTCCCGCACAAATTTAGGGTTGTCTCTGACATATCAGGGAGTTCTAACTCCGTGAACCTTCCCGGCCCGCAAAACGTCCGCGCTGTGATGGGCGGAATAGACGGGTCCATTCTCGACACGTTTGGAGGGGAGTATGAGTGGGACAATTATACGGTATATCTTCACGCCTCGCGCGGCGAAAACCGCGGTGTATCCATTGAGTACGGCAAGAACCTTACAGATTTGACGCAAGAAGAAGCTATCGACAGTACATATACATGCGTTATTCCCTATGCAAAGACCTCTGACAATGGTACAGACACTTATCATTATATAGAAGGCGTTCCGTATGTTAACGCGCCAAATGCAGACAGATACGCCCGTCCAAAGGCACTCATGGTAGACTTCTCAGACAAATTTCAGGCGGAAGGGGATGAACAACCAGAAATCACATCGGAAGCGCTGCAAGAGTATGCACAAAAATATATTAAGGATAACGACGTTGGTGTCCCAAAGGTAAGCCTGACAGTCAAATACATCCCCCTAGATACGCTCCCGGAATATGCGGGGAATCCGTTGCTTGAGCGCGTAAGCTTGTGCGACACAGTGGCAGTGCGCTTTCCGGCGTTAGGCGTAGATGCTGAATCCAAAGTGATAAAGATCACATATAACACGCTGCAAGAGCGAGTCGAAGAAGCAGAACTCGGAGATGCCAGAAGCGACTTTGTGGACAGCTACACGCAGTTGGAGCAGGACGTCAAAAAAGCACCGCAAAACATGCAATCAATTATACAGGGGGCTATTAGTAACGCGACGAGCCTTATCACAGGAGTGCGTGGCGGCCATGTGGCTATTAAAACAGACGCAGACGGCAAGCCACAAGAGATATTGATAATGGACACTGACGACACAGCAACAGCAACTAAAATCTGGCGGTGGAACGTCAACGGCTTTGGCTATAGCGAAAGTGGAATCAACGGCCCATATAATACGGCAATAACAATGGATGGCCAGATCGTGGCCGATTTTATCGCTACCGGCACACTAAACGCGGCAGAGGTCAACGTCGAAAACCTTAAAGCCGAGTCAATTACGTCTGGTCTGCTGACTAGCAGGGACGGAGAAACAACTTATAACCTGGACAATGGCGTTATTACCAACCGCAATGGAGACAGCGGGGAGCTATCCATTTCGTCCGGGACTATAAATATAACATATACGCGCACCGATGGCACCAGCTACAACGTGAGCATTGGACCATATGCGTGGTATTGGCGCTATAACAATAACATGCGCGGGAGCGTTATGGTAGACAGTGACGGGGTACAGATATCAGCCACGCGTTTGGTGGCGGACGAAAACATTACGGCTGACGGCAATTTGATCGCCGGGCAAAATCTAATCGTTTCCGGCAGCACGATCCAAAAGCGCAGTGCCACAATAGATGGTACAACTATACAATATTTAGGGTGGTGATTTGATGGCAAACTTTCCGGTGGTTTTGACGCTGGAGTTGTATCTAACTCGCGAAAACCTGGAGCGCTTTAGGATTGCGCAAGGGAGTTACGGGTGGCTGCTGCAAGTACATATCAAATCGTCCGATGACACTCTAATGACTCTATCAGGGTGCACAGTCAGACTTTGCGCCATAAAATCGGACAGAACAGCTGGGTATTATGACGGCACAATATTAGACGACCAAGTGACCGCCCAATGGACCGTCCCTCAGCAGGTCACGGCAGTAGCGGGGCCGATCAAATTATCAATTGAGATTTCAGACGAAAAAAGCAACAGTGCGATGCAAACGATTACTTGCGTCGGAATTGTGTCACCAGGAGGCGACAACGTAGTGACAAGCAGCAACGACTTTGCGGCCCTGATTGGGGCTCTGGGTCGCGTTGACAGTTTGAGCTCTGACCTTGAGGACGCAATCAATGATGCGTCCCATGGGCCGCAAATCAAAAATGGGATGTGGCAAACCTGGAGCGCTGATACAGACAAATACGTGGACACTGGGGTAAGGGCTACGGGCCCAGAGGGACCGGCTGGCCCTAAAGGCGATCCTATATCAATTGGAGGAAGCTACAGCTCGGTGCCTGCGCTTAATCAAGCATACCCAAGCGGCGACGACAAAGCGTACTTTGTCGACGGGTATGTATACTTTTGGGACGGGTCTGCCTGGACAAGAGCTAATATAGACGCTGCCCTTGGCGACATAGATTGCGGGACGTGGGACGAGGATAGCCAAGACTCCCAAGTTGCTGCGCATAGCATGGATGCAAACGCACACCCTAGGATGCTTGTGGATGGTAATACATCGGAACCCATTGACGACACTCAGACGCTTGCAGCGCATGAGGCCAATCCACAAGCACACCAAAATATAGTAATTGATGGGAATATATCTTGAATAAGGTGATTTTATGGCAAAAATACAAATTAAGCGCGGAAACCAAGCAGACGTCGAATCCCTAACATTAGCTGAGGGGGAACTTGCCGTCGCGCTAGACACTGGCAATGTATATGTTGGTCTGCCATCTACAACAGGAGGCGGGAATCCGGTCAAAAAGTTAATCAATCCGACCGGAGGCACGGCGGAAACAGCCGATAAGCTTGCAACTAAACGTAACTTTAGCTTATCCGGAGACGCGACGGCTCCAGCTGTGCAGTTTGACGGTAGCGCCGATGTAAATCTAGAGGTGACTCTTGCCAACATGTCTGGACTTTCTGCCGGAACGTATACCAAGCTTACAGTAGACAGCAAAGGCCGCGTGACATCCGGCGGTACCATTACGGCGTCTGACTTGCCGGACATTGACGGCGGTACATTTTGAGCGAGATAGGAGCGCGATAAAATGCCAAAGATCCAAATCAAACGCGGCGAAAAGTCGAGCCTCCCCAGACTATCAGAGGGCGAGCTTGGGCTGGCGCGCGACGCAAACGAGCTATACATTGGCGGGACAAATGACAACATCCAAGTTGCAACCTTACAAAACGGTAAACTGCCATCGGGCCTACTTGAGAGCCTGTCAATCAGTCTCAACGGAGGGACAAACACAACTTATGACGGGAGCACGGCGGAAACCTTAACTATATCTCCGGACACGATTGGCAGCCCCGTGTGCAGGACGTTGACAATGGAGGACTTTAACAATGCAGTCGAACCCGGACTTTACACCATGCGAAACGCGCAGTATAATCAGCCGGTTGATACTAGTTATTGGGGCTTGCTCGTCCTCAAGTCGGACAACGGAAGTTACATTGAGCAACTGGCAATCCAAGAGGAACATGGCGCTGTATATGTACGATGCTGTAGCGGAAGCAGGTGGACAGAGTGGAAACGTATGGACTCCGGGGACTGGGACTCCATCCAAAACAAGCCGTCGTTTTCAAGCGTGGCATATTCTGGAAATTATGGAGATTTGGTAGGTGCTCCCACAAGCCTCCCCGCAAACGGAGGAAATGCGGACAGCGTAGGAGGATGGGAATTTTATGCCACATCAATCCAGCTGAATCCTTGCAGCGTTACAACGGCATATGGCAATATGTACGTCAGTCAGGAATACAATTTTGCGTATGGCCCAGCAACTGGTACACCCTATGTCACGGCTACATGTCAAAGCAATGGTTATGCGTATGCGCATATTAGTTATAGTACAAATCAAAACCGAGTGTATTTTCGCGTTATTAATCCGGTGCAAACAAGTAGTCTTAACGCCGTAGTTCACTTCCATATTATGTGGAAAAATGAATGATTTTGGAGGTGATAACAGTGCCGTACCACGGAATAGACGTATCCAAACACAACGGCAAAGTAGATTGGCCCACCGCAAAAGCGGCGGGCTTAAATTTTGCCATGATCCGTTGCGGATATGGCTCAGACATGTCGAGCCAGGACGACCAGCAGTGGGAACGCAACGTGAAGGAGTGCGACCGGCTGGGAATCCCCTGGGGCGCGTATCTGTACAGTTATGCGCTGAACGTAAACGACGCAAAGAGTGAGCTACAGCACGCGCTGCGCCTGCTGAAAGGCAAGAAGCCGACGTATCCCGTGGTTATCGATATGGAGGATGCGGACGGTTATAAGGCCAATCATGGAGGCATCCCGTCCAAGGCCACCAATACGCAGATTATCAAGACATTTTGCGATGGAATCAAGGCGGCGGGATACAAGCCCGGCTATTACTGCAACCGGGATTGGTACTATAACCGCATCGACCCTTCGCAACTCAAAGCATATGCGTTCTGGTATGCCCGCCCCGGCGTCAGCAAGCCAGACTTATCCTGCGACATCTGGCAGAACAACTTCCCGGAGACGGGCGGCAAATGGCCGGGCGCGAACATCTCCGGCAGCGGATGTGATACCAACATCGCTTACACCAACTATACGGCAACCACAACGCCAGCTGCGGCGCCAAACGGGGCGGCTTACAAGTCTGACACAACGGGCAAGCTGAGCATTGCTGCGGGCGGTATGTATGTGCTGGCCGTGACTTGTACCGCAGGCCTACCCAGTGTCGTGCCCGGCAATGGGGCCGTGGTTGATGTGTCGCGCTCCGCAATCGGCGGTAATAAGTATTACTTTAAGATTACCGCCAAAGGACAAGTCGGCGAATCCACTGGTATCTACATCAACGGCAGCAAGATCAGCACGTTTGTGGTGACGATCACGTCCACCTGCGTCTCGGACACCACAATGCCCATGCAGCTCAAAGTCGGTGCGTGCTACAAGATCGGCCTGACGAGCGAAAAGCGACCCACGGTGACGTGCGGAACCGGTGGTATTGCCTGTATGGCAGGTGTGTATTCCATTGGCAGCGGAAAATGGCTTGTGCCGGTGGTCGCCTATGGCAAGGGCAAAACCGGAATCTATACGCAGGTGGACGGCGAACCGCCAGTCAAACAGTTTGTGCTTGAGGGGGTATGAGTTTGGAGCTTGACGAAATCGCAATCCTTGCGAAAGAAGGGTTGGATAGTGCGAAATCTGCCCACAAACGCATTACCGAGGTCGCCGCCGAGGTTGCAGACATCCACAAGCTGGCGGAAGCGATGGCATCAACGCAGCAGGAAGTGGAAGGGCTGAAAGAAGATATCACAGAAATTAAAGATACTGTATCCGGCATCGCCGCAAAGCCGTCCAAATATTGGGAAAACATTTTGATGGTAGGAATCACCGCCATCGTCACTGCAATTGTATCGTACATAATTACCGGGCATTTTTAATGGAGGTATAATATGACATTTGAAGTTGTAATAATCGTATTTGCTGTATTGGCCGTGATTGCCGTCGCTGGCTGGGTGTTGGCCTACGTCAAGTCGAAAGGCGTCAATGTGCAGGGCGGTGTGGATACCGCCCAGAAGGTGATCGGCGTCGCGGATACTGTCACAGATGCACTTGCGGCCGTGGCGCCAAATACTGTGACTACCACGCTGCAAAAAATCGTTGACGGGGCGAAGCTGGCCGTTGACAGCGCCGAGCAGATGTATCTTAACGGCAACGTAACGGCTGACCAGCGCAAGGAGACCGCCACCAACGTACTCAAGCAGGCACTGGCGCTCGATGGTATTGCCTACGAGGGAGACGTCTCCGCGCTGGGTGATGCGGCAATGGAGGCAG